GAGGGAACATGGGGCTTGCTCACAGCTCGCTCTAGTACCTTGCGCAAACACGGTCTAATGGTCGCACAAGGCGTCATTGACTGTGGCTACACAGGGCCGCTTTTTGCTGGCGTTTGGAACATGACCGACCAGCCAGTGCAAATAACACGAGGAATGAGACTCGTCCAGTATATCCTGATGCCCAATGCGTCACTCAATGTGGACGCAGTTGCGGTTGATGAACTCCCCAAAACTGAGCGTGGCGCCTCGGGATTTGGGAGCTCGGGTGTCTGACCTTATAGAAACCTGCCAAGAGCTGCGCGACTTGGCGCAGTGGTTTGACAAGCTAAGCCACGAGCTTAGCCCCGGCCGCACAGGCGAGCGCACGGCTAGGTCCGTGCCCGGTCCGCGCTTGCCTTTGCGTGTCGATGTGCTTGACACGATTATCGCAATTCAGAGTGATACAATAGTGTGGGAAGTTTTCATAAGAGGTTTGACCGACCAACCCGGCATACCGAATGGCGACACCGTTCGGTCGCTTTTTTGGGTGGCAGACGCTCTTGAAAAGTGGCCCGCTGATAATCGGCCCAAATGGCTTGAGTCGCTTATCGACACCGTTAGCGGAAGACACACACAGGTGAAAATCCTGCTGGGACTGGAGCAAAGGCCTTTGACGGCAAGACTAAAGTGTCCATATTGTACTCATTCGTTAGTCATCAAGCTGGACCAAGGGCTTTTGCTCTGCAGGAACCGAGGCTGCCGGTGTGCAGCTGAGGACTGCGCTTGTAGCACAGGGAAAGGACATTCGTGGAAAGAAACAGATTGGCCGCGACTTGGCCTTATGCTCGACACGCCGAGCGAGTTGTGATGCGTGAGCAGTTGCGCTTGTGGTATAATTCTCCTGTTGGGGTCGATTTGTATTTATGAGGCGGCCCAATGCTTAGAATCTCGTTGTCAATAGGCGCACTGCAAACCGAGCTTGAAACTGACGCCCCGCTTTCTTTTGATGCCATTGAGTCTGTAATGACTAGGGCCGTTCAGTCCACACTTCAAGCCTATATGGCGTTACCGCAAGAGGAAAGAATGCGGGTCATATACGACGTGTTTAGTGATGCCGATGACGATGAAGAAGATGACTAAGCCGTGTGTTGTGTGCGGTGTTTTAGTCAAGGATTCAGCACGTTGCGCAAAATGCGCTAAAGAATATAATAGGGGTAGATTATCTGCTGCCCAGCGTGGTTACGACGCCAAATGGCGCAAGCTGTCAAAGTGGCTTAGAGAAGCACAACCGTGGTGTAGTTGGTGCGGCACGACCGCAGATCTCACTGTGGACCACATAGTCCCCCTAGTACTGGGTGGTACTAACGAGTTAGATAACCTAAGAGTGCTTTGCCGCTCTTGCAACTCAGCACGCAAAAAGCTCAGCAGCTAAGCTGCGACCCCCCTACTGGCATTTTTCCACCCCCCCAAAAGCTTCAAAAATATGCGCGGACAGAGACCCCGCTGCCCCGCTGCTCGCTGTACGTACGGGTTCGGGATATTAGTTATTCACAAGTTATTCACAAGGAGCAAGATGTCAGGCAAAGGACCGGCACCAAAGCCGGCTAGCGAGCGTCGTCGCCGCAACGCAGACCCAGTACCGACTGTGGTTGTGCAGGCTGATGGCGTACTTCGGGGGCCGGATTTACCAGCTGGCTACCCATGGCACTCGCAAACTTTCCGCTGGTGGGATACTTGGCGCAAGTCTGCACAGGCTTCTACATTCACAGACACAGACTGGGATTTTCTCATCGACACCGCACTGCTCCACACTTCGTACTGGAACGGTGACAATGTCGGTGCGGAATTGCGACTTCGAGTTGCAAAGTTTGGCGCAACACCTGAGGATAGACTGCGGCTTAGACTGCAGATCGACGGTGAAGCGGAAGGGGCCAAATCTACTAAGACCCTAACCGACCAGCGCCGTTCGCGCTTGCTAAGAGTGGTGGGGGAAATTGACAAGGAAACAACAGCCTAACAACTTTTTGTCGCTTGGTTGGACTGCAATAGACTGGATAGAAAGCTACCTAGTTCACGGCCCCGGCGATGTTCAAGGGGAGCCGATACAACTTGACGACGAACAAGCTACTTTCGTTCTACGAGCTTACGAGCTCGATAAGCAAGGGCGCCGCAAAACTAGACGCGCTTTCTTCTCTAGACCGAAAGGCCGTGCTAAATCTGAGCTCGCCGGAATGCTTGTCTGCTTTGAGGCTCTTGGCCCTGCTCGGTTCGACGGTTGGGACGCAAACGGAAATCCAGTCGGACGCCCAGTTCAGTACCCATTCATTCGATGCTTAGCAACTGAGGAATCGCAGTCGGGTAACACCTACGACAACGTGCGCTACATGTTGGAGCACTTGCGTTCTAACTTTGGCTCTGATTTTCCCGGCATTGATGTCGGTTTGACTCGCACCTTCATCAAAGGCGGCGGTGAAATCGTGCCGTCAACAGCGGCATCAGCATCAAAAGACGGTGGAAAAGAGTCGTTTGCAGTTGCAGACGAGACTCACCTCTATTCAAGCCCCGAGCTTCGACGAATGCACGAAACAGTGCGACGCAACTTGGCAAAACGCAAAGCTGCAGACCCTTGGATGCTCGAGACATCGACAATGTATGCAGTCGGTGAAGAATCAATAGCCGAGCAAACACACAGGCTTTACGTCGCGATTCAAGAAGGCCGCATCAAAAATCCGGGCTTGCTTTTTGACCACAAACAAGGTCTTGAAGTGCCAGATCTGTTGAATACAGAAGATTTGAAGCGAGCGCTTCGTGTCGCTTATGGCCCAGCTTATCAGTGGCTCGATATTGACCGTTTGGTGGCCGAGATTCAAGACCCAATGACACGAGCTTCCGATGCTCGGCGTTACTTTTTGAACCAACCGTCCACTGACACTGACAAGTACATGGACGCAGTCGCTTGGAAAGCAGCGGCAGAACCCGAGGCTCTTGAACCCGGCACAGAAGTTGTGCTTGG